GTGATCTGTTAATACATTGTTGATTCTAGTTTTACAATTACCAATCCTTTTATGTACAGACCGGGTGCCGGATTAGGCAACCCGGAACGATATATTTACAGTCGAGCAGGGTGTACTCACTTTCGTTCCCCGTTAGGGACCCTTGCTGCGTGTGAAGCCTACAATCTATTTACAAAATATACAAAGATTATTCGATTGCGGTATCCATGCACACACATTAATTTTGCTGCCATCAGATTTAAAACTGGGGGAATTTAACGTCTTCCATGACGGATCGCAGATTTATAGCTCCGCGACAGACTCTGGTTTATATTGTGCAACCCAATTTGCGGCTCTTTCATTGTAGCCAACATGCAAAGTAGTACACATATGTTTAATCCCAGCCTTCTCAGCAACCTGATTCATCAAGATGCGCTGGACCTCAAACTTTTCTTCCCCGTGATTAAACCATTCACGTAGTGCGCCATCAATATTCTGTGCAACAGCACTTTCAAAAGTGTCAACGGCATTTTTCTCTCTAACCATACAGTGGAGTGATTTATAAATGGATGAATCCAGTAACGCTCCAATGTGAACACCAAGCTTTGGATGGTAAACACTTTTGCGTTTCAAAAACTCAAACTGCTCATACGGCAAATAAGCCGCCAGTTCTGAGGTCTTGTCAGGCATCGTGTAAATTTGACCATACTTAGCTAGAAATTCAGATATAGCTTTGATGTTGAATTTTTCGTATCCTTTCATAACCGAACCAATCGAGTCATCACCGTAAGTCATCAAAGCGACAACTTGGCGAAACGTAAGTTCACAGTCCGGGTACAAAGAGAAGAAACAACATCTCTTGTTGAGTGATCCACAAATGCTATTATCGGTCACTGTGAGAGAATTTCCACTGATATGCGAACCTTCTGTGAGTGAAATGAGGTCACCATTGAATGCTACGCAGGCAAATACAATATCACCTGTCATTGCTTCCATTATGTTCAAATCTTCTTCAGAATAATCACACTCACGTGCAAAATCGATTAGTATTCGTAGAG